GGCCCTAGGATTTACCATCCTAAAACACTTGAGAATTTCATGTATCTTTTAGAAAAATACGAGAAACGTGAGACGGGGATTAAGCACCCGGAAAGCTTTCAAAAAGTTCAAATTGCGGAAAAATTTATTTCTGGCGTTGCCACTCAAAAATCGCAAGATGATCTTAAAAAGGTAAAAATCCTTATTTCTGTTCTATATGATATGTTAAAAATCTATGGATATGGGAATGAGGTCTTCTTATCAAAGAAATCTAAGCACTTACCTGATGCGAAGAATCTTCATGATATTAAAACAAAGAAAGATAAGAAGAAAATGATTGATTTATATTATCAATACGTAAGGGAGGCTGGTTTTGGTACTTGGAAAGATCTTTTTAAGTATAAAATTAATGCTTTCTTCTCTCATGTAATGAAGCAGGAAATTCCTCCGATTCCAAAGAATCTTGAAAATTATAAAGATTTGTTGAGTCCTGGATTTCTATTTTATGGTCGAGCAAAAAAGTTTTTAAACATTTTATTTTGTGATACCAGTAAAATTGAGAGTTTTGCGCAATCGATTGCACAGTCGAAAAAAGGAGCTCCTCCGGTGCATCCTGATACTGTTCTTGAAGCTGAAATTAAATGCTGGGAACATTTGACATCTCATCATTTTAATATTGATGATTTTTCGATTGAAAAGAATGACTTTGTCTATTCTATAAACCAACACACTGTTGAATACCAATTGAGAAGAACTATTCGTGAGATTTTTTATAAAAAAACGATTAAGTGGTCTGATATAAATAGACCGTTAGTTCCTTCTACAAGTTCACAGTATAACTTTTCCAGAGATGGAATGGGAGCTGTTGGAACTTTCAAAGCTTGTAAGCCTATTATGGAAAGTTTTTGGAAAGAGTACCTTAAAGAAGAACACCCACTGGTTCAAGTAAAATTAGGATCAGTTACTTTAAGCGTAGAACTTACTGAACTTTATGGCAGGGCTGGTAGAGAGGATCAAGAAGAAATTAATAATTCTCCTGAGAACGGAATTGTTAAGGACACTATTGGTCTACTTTATGATGGAAGTCAATTGCAAAGAATATGGGAAGATAATATATACCCTCAGCTTATAGCTGCTGCATTGGATGAGGATCCAGATACCGTTGTAATCGGACTACCAGAACCTTTAAAGGTTAGATGTATTACAGCTGGACCTCCTTTAACTCAAACTGCTCTTAAACCGATTCAAAAATGGTTATGGAGTACGTTGAAAAACAATAAGGTTTTTCGACTCATTGGCGAGCCGGTCAGTGAAGAGATTGTAACAGAACAACTTGGAAAGTTGTTACCTAATGAGATTTTTATCTCTGGTGATTATAAAGCCAGTACAGATAATTTACATTCTTGGGTTTCAAATTGTTTACTTGATGAGTTATTGATTGTACTTAAAGCTAATTCTCTCTTAATTGAAGATGAATTCGAAAGAATCCCAGATCATTACTGGGAACCGCTTGGTACACTGATGAAACGAGCTTTAACTGGACATTTCTTACTTCATCCAAATATGATGAAGGAATATCGTACTAATACGTTACCTCCTCGTGAGGTACTTCTAGAAAAAGGAATGTTAAAGGAGCAGAGGGAAGGACAGTTGATGGGAAGTGTAATTTCATTTCCATTCTTATGTATGGCTAATGCTGCATTATGTAGATATTCCCTTGAAATTTCACAGTTTGATAATTTCAAGGTTGTAGATAGATACATACCAGGATACAAGAACGCTCCCTTATTAATTAATGGTGACGATTGTGTTTTCCGTGGAAGTAATGGAATTTTTGATATATGGTTAGGAATCGCCAAATTTGGTGGACTAGAATCAAGTGTCGGTAAGACTTTTCAGTCTCGAGACTTCTTAACTATAAATTCTTGTCAATATAAGTACTCTAGTAAAGTTTATGGATGGGAAGAGCATTCTGGCGATGTTGAGCCTTTTAGATATGAAGAGATCAAGTATGTTAATCTTGGTCTTGTTTATGGTCAGAAAAAGGACGGAGTCAGAGGTAAGGATTATTACAAAATCGGAGCTCTCTCTTGGGATTTGAAAAGGACTTGTCCTAGCGAATATTATATTCGTGCTGCAGAGTTACAACTTAAACTAGCAAAGGTCAAGAGATATGAAGTCATCATGGAAAGGAAAGAACGTGAGTTCAATTACGCCAGAGATGAACTTGATCATGGGTCTTCTAATATACCGATGAAGGTTAAGAAGATTGACGGTTTAGTTTGCATTAGGGAGATTCTCACCAAAGATATTACAAATGCTAAGGTACCTTGGTTCCTACCAACTTGGTTAGGAGGGCTTGGGATACTACCTTTTGAAAAAGGTCAAATATCAGATTATGATATCATTTGTTCACTTTGGGTTAGAGAACATATAAACTCTAGTAGCGAAAATAAATTGAAACCTCGTAATGTTTCTGATATTCCGGCTTGGCAAATGCACAAGCTTGTTAATAAACATCTTAAAGAATTTGAATTCTTAGATGGTCAGAATTTCGAGAAAGTTTCTCATAATAAAGTCACTCGGAAACTTACTGAAGAGTTTCAATCCTTATATAGTATGAAGCTTGTAGAAGCTATATTATTGACGAGGGTTAACCCTAAGTATAGAGATGCATTCTTTGGAGTCATCGAATCTGTAGAGATCGATGGAGTTCAGAGGGATCTTCCTAGTATGAATGAATTGAATAGGAGTGAATTTCTATTTGATCCTGAGAATGCTAGTGAGTCTGAGTGTCGAAGGCATTGTTTAACTGCTGTGAGGCATAATCGAAGATTATGGACCCATGTAAGACATAAAATGCTTGACGATAGTCGTTTTGCTAAATATTATGGCAAATATATAAAGACTAACTTTAGAGACTTTGACATTGGAGATTTTAATCCTGAAAAAAAGGATTTTCCAATGTCTTGTTTCAATATCACTGGTTTAACACAGTGATTGGCCAATGGGCCACAACCATAGAACTAAACAAGTATGTACCGAATTATATGTATCGGTTTTCTATTGGTTGACGGGGCAAATTCTCAGCTTAAGAGAATGGCAGTCGAAGCCCTCCTGTACTCTATAATTATTGTAATAGATTGATTAAATTTTCAATTATAAAGAGGACTCTCAGATGAGTAGGATGGAGAAAAGGGTTGAATTATTTCATCAACACAAGAACCGTAAATACTCTTTGGCGAACGGATGACCAAAGATCTTGTGATAACAACTTTTCTTACATCTTCATTTAGTTTCATTTTTATTTTCTTTAAACTATTCCTAGTTATGGACGAATGGCAAATTCGAC